TCTGCACGTTCTTTAGATGCAGAGATGATCATGATTTTCTTTTCAGGATCTTTAAATAGAGTCCAAAGAACAAACGCACCAGTAATCCAAGATTTACCGATTCCTCGGAAGGCTTGAATCTGTAGACGTTTAGGACCGTGTTGTAAGTAGTCAGCGATTGCGTATTGAGCACGTGTAGGCGTAGGAAGATCAAGCTGACTCCAAAGAGCTTGTAGAAAGATTTTGAAGTCTGAGATCATAAGATCTAGCGTGGTCGTCATTTCTCCACTTGGCTGGTCCTTTTTGCTTATCTTTTTGCCACTGTCTAGTAGTGAAGTCTTTTCTGTCATCAACAAATAGGTTATGAGATTTAAGGGAGTCGTAGTTAAGTTTTAAGTATCGACTTTCTGGTAAGCATTGCAATTGCAACTCTATTGATTTATAGACATTATCTACATAGACCGAATAAAAATCAGTATGGTCTATTGAGTCTTTGTACCACTCAATGCGTTCCATGCTATTTACTATCTGTTGTTTGTCTCGGTATAGGATTACAAAAAAAGATAAAGGAAAGGAAAAAGAAAGCTCAACTATAAATTTATTAGCAAAAGGAGCCTGAATAATTGCGTTATCTGGAAGAGTAAGAGCATTGTATTCAGACTCATCTACATAAATTTTGTTTGATTGATCAGCCAGTATCCTTGCAGCAATTGTTGTACCACTTCTTTGAGGACCGGTAACAAAGACAGGATGGACGTTTGTCATATGGTTAATCAACGTTTAAAGTCTTGACGTTCGTCTTGAACAAGAGATTTACCAAACAGTGATTCAGAAATTCCAAGGTCAGGCATTCCGTTAACACCGCCATTCTTTCTAGCGATGTCACTCATTTTTTCCATACGAGAAGTAGTTTCAATATTGGCTGCTTCAAGTTCACCTGGTAAAGCACCTTGCATTTCAGCAAATAATTGAAGGAGTTGTGCGTTGTCAGATGCTTTAAGACCTAACGCTTGATAACGCCTTATAAACTCACCATTACGCTGACCATTAATTATGGCTGCATCGTAAGCTGGGCCACTAGTTGAAGTACCTTTGGCGTAGTTATGTCCATCTGTGGTTACATGTATATTGTCCGGGTCATTACTGCTTCCGCCGTTTGACAAAGCAAGTATATGCTCTACATGATGTGTAGTACCAGTTAAGTCAGTAAGTAGACGAGCACCATCAAACAGTTGAAGCCTACGAGACTCTTGTTCTGGAGTAAGGTCATCAGCTTGATTAACGCGTAAACCACGTCTACGGGATTCTTTAGCTGCTTCTTTAGTAGCAACCTTAACTTCTAAACCATGTGGACTTTTTTTATTTGGACTAAGAGTATAGGTAATATCATTATATCTAAATTGAGCAATACCATTAGGTAATCTTTTCTGTCCGTTAGAAACTTTTTCATCTCGGGCTTGTTTTACACGCAGACGTTCACGTTCAACGATATCCGCAGGAATACCGTAAGGAGATTTATTGTTAGCCATAAAAAAAGCCGCCCTTGCGGACGGCTGGATAAGTTATACTGTTGTGGATAGGTTTGTTAATTAGTAAAGGCGACTGCCTTGATAACCAGCTTTTCTAGCTGCAGATATTTTCATCTCTTCTTTTTTCTTCTTAGGCTTTAACGCCTTTTTAAGAATTGCTTTCTGAGTCTTTGTGCCAGACTTTTCAATCATCTTCTTATTAGCTAAAGCCCAGGTACGCATGTTGTCTGCGGAAGACTGAGCTTTTTTCGTTGGTGTAGGAGCTGCAGGTTTCTTCTCAGATTTCTTCTCAGGTTTCTTCTCAGGTTTCTTCTCAGGTGTAGGTGCCTGAGGTGAGTTTGGCTTTACGTAACTAGGACTACCTGGCTTACCTTCAGCAGGTGGAATGTTTGCCATCCTAGGTTTAGAAGACTGAGGAGTTTGACCAGGTTTACTCTTTTTCTCTGCCCTTACACGTTCCTGAGCAATTGTTTGAGGACGACCCTTTTTATCAGGTTTGTCTGAATAGATAACATTGTCACGAATATCTCTAGCAGCAAATTTTGCCTGTGTAGCCATATCACCGGGTAACTTTTTTAGTTTTGTGTAAAGCGTTCCAGCCGCTTTCCAAGCCGCGGTGCCAGGTTTAATTTCTTTACCTGTTTTAGTATCAATAGTGATGTAACGACCATTGCGTCGAATTGTTTTACGTGCCATAGTTAATTAATGTGAGATAGTATTAATCCTTCTCTTAGAAGGTTGTGTCCGAATTGTTTTCTCATCCAAGAGCGCCAATGTTGACTTCCTTTATCCTGATTGCATTTGGTACACGCTGGTACAACATTCGATGAAATGTCTTCACCACCCTTGCTACGAGGGTGTACGTGATCCAAAGTGAGTTGATGTAATTCATAAGTATGTCCGCAATAAACACATGTACAGTTAAAGTGCTCTTTAATGCTGCGCCTCCAAAGACGCTTTGCTTCAGAGGATGTCATGGTTATTAGGTTGTAAATGTAATGATCAGGAGTTGGAAGTAATGGGGTCATGCGTATTTGATATTCATACGAGGTCTGCGGCGATTAGTAGAAGGTTTTTCTAATTTGCCTTTATTCGGACCTGTATGAGACGCATCTTTGCCATCACCATTACCGTAAGTGCCAAGTTTTCTATTTAACTTATTGGCACGTGATCGGATAGTTAGACCTTTAGATGTCTTGTTATACTTTTTTTGTTGAGTAAGACGCTTTCGGCGTGCAGCGGGGTTTGATTTGTAATAAGAAGAAGTACTACCGTTTACCATATAATCTATGTTGTACTAGTTCAGGGTCAATTTTTGGCATAATGCTGGCTAGTTTAGACAAAGCACTACCATCGATAGCAACACCACTGATATCATTTTTAGCTAGCCAGTCGCATGCTGCTTTTAGGTCTTGTGTAGAGGCTTCGCCAGACTTAACACGCTTAAGAAACTCATTAGTTACTAAGTTGTGTAGTTCGTTAAACTGTTCTTCAGACGCTTTCTTCACTTGCTACCTTCTTTGCTTTCTTAGCTTTAGGTTTAGGTTTAGCTGGTGCTTTGATTTCATAGCGAGCACTATCTTCATGTGCTAGATGAGTCTCAGCTTTTTCAGCTTGCTCTTGTGTGGCAAACTCTCCTAATACCTTTTCGGTGTATAGGTCGATTAGTTTGTATGTCATTGATTCCTCAATACGATTTGATCTAATTTGTTTTCGATGCGTACCATATGGTCTTCCATACGTTGTACCATTACTGCTAAATCAGCTTTGGATACGTAGTCTTGAGCCACATTTAATTCAATAGCATCTATTCGTCTATCGAGACCGCTGATGCGATCATGTACGTTGTTTATTCGGTTGTGTAGTCTATTGTTTATAGCTGCGCCACCAGCAACAACTGCGATGACAACAGACACTATTGTTTCCATTTATTCAAGTGCTACGATAGGTACAATGTCATTACATAGGATTTCAACACGTGAGCCAGGTCTAAAGGTAAAGCCCTTCTGCATGATCTCTGTACATTTCAATGCCCTAACTAATTCATAGTCAAGGCGCATCTTTTGTTCGTGTTTACGGGCGATACCTTTACAGGTTTCGATCATGCCGCCATCTAATGGAACTGAGAAGCTAACCTGCGCTCCCCAGTTATTACTTTTAACGTAACTATCAGGATCCATAGGGGTTGTATCGTTACCCATATAGAACGGAGAAAACTGCATGGTTGTACCATTACAGCTATTATTACCGCTGAAGTATTGTCTTGACGGTGCACCATTGTTTTGAAATTGCACCGCCTGATTAGTTACGTTACCTGTAGCTGCTGCCACAGGATTTGATGTATTTTGAACTTTTGGTTCTTCTGCGTAAGCAGGGACTACTGCGAGAAGATTGATAATGAGGTAGTAGTAGAAACCTGTTGAATAGTTTCGTCGATGTCGATTGTCTCGATTACCCCTGCTGCTCTGGTTACCAGTTCTAGTTGAAACTGATCCCCTGCAGTATGTACTGAATAAGTTGTGGAGGTATCTGAAATGTCTCCACTTGGTACTACGTTTGTTCCTGACCATGATGAATAAGCACCACCAAAGACTTCAGTCGCAATTGTGCGATCAATATCAACAGTGGTAGTAGTGGTTGATTGCATTGACCCCTGTGTAAAGTTAGGGGTGACACTTTGAGCTGCTGCTGGGCTAGCCAACATCAAAAGTACGAGTAAGCGTTTCATTCTTCTTTCTTTTTAGGATCAGAGGATTTACTGTTGGACTTATTATTAGATGTAGATAAACCAAATGTAGCGAGTGCACCTGTAAATATAGAAGCTGGGAAAGTTATATCCCCACCAACACTTTTTTTAAACATTGGTAATTCAACGTAGTTAAGAGTAATAATAAAGCCACTCCACACTACAACTCCTAACCGTACAAAAGTACCTAGGATTTGAATCTCGTCTTCTGTATTTTCTTTTACTTTTGCTAAGAAGTTTTTTGGTTTGGATCCAACTTCTTCTTTTTTAACTTGCTCCATAGTTGTTTGATAATAGGTTTAAATAATGAAACTAAGTATTTAAACAATGATTGTCCTATTAATGTGGCAGCTACTGAAATAAATGCAGTAGTAGCTGCAGTAGTCATGATCGTTGTTGTAGGCATCGGAACTTCAATGTCCGTAAATGGTATGCCTATGATCTGAGCTTCTGGTGGAACATAAGGTGTAACTGGTTTAGCTGGTTTAGCCTCAGGTTTAGTATCCTTTGGCGGTTCATCATATGAATTACTGTCGAACCCTTTAATACCGGGTGGCGGTCTAAGAGAACTAGGAGGCACTACAAGCGGTTTGTAGGAGGGTAAATCCCCTTTAGGTACTTCTAGTATAGGACCGGGTAAATTAGGCGCTGCAGGCAGCTCTAGGTAAGGGAAGTTAGGTATTGGTGCTATTGCTTCCCATTCCATTATTTAATTGGGAACAAGCCGTCACGAACAAAGGCAACGATCTTGTCATCAATATCATTGTCTGTTGACTTGACATAAGCTTTAAGAAGATCAAGGATAAGGAATTTAACCTTTTCTGATCTCATGAACGAGAATAGGATTGGACGGATAAGAGTAATCATAATTAATAAAATAAATTGTTAGGTATTTAAGGCGTCCATCTAATAATAACTATGCCGGAACCGCCAACACCGGAATTTCCTTGAGCTCCACCACCGGCACCGCCTCCACCACCTGTGTTAGCTGCACCGGCAGTTCCATTACCACTGCTATAACTACCATTGCCGCCGCCATGTGTTCCTGTTCCAGAGCCAGAGTTGTAACCGGCGCCTCCACCACCGCCGCCAAAGTATTCAGTAGTTCCACGGATAGTAACTGCTTTACCTACTCCTCCATTTCTACCTGTAGGAATACCACCGGCTCCACCGCCTCCATACCCGTAGGTGTAGGACGTGTTGGTCTGATAACCACTAAAACCTTGATTAGTTGTACCCAGTCCGCCCTTGTTGCCGTGTGAACCGCCGCCGCCAGAACCTCCATCTGAACCGATCTGACCGGCGCCAGCTCCACCACCACCACCTTTTGCTGTCAAGCCAAAAGCAGTGCTGTCTTGACCTGTGTAAGTGGGTGAGTTGTTGGTGGAGGTAGTACCTGCAGCTCCACCATCACCTACAACAATGTTGTATGAGCCAGCTCCAACTGTTGTGGAACCTACAAGTACACCACCACCGCCGCCAGCTCCGGGTACGTAATAACCTGAAGAACCGCCGCCACCGCCGCCGCCTCCTACTAACACATAATCTATAGCTACTGTGCCAGATACAATAACAGTGGTATTTGCAAGGAATGTGTGAATTTGATATGAACCATCTGTGGTTTCAGTACCCCCAGTTATATCTTTAGGCCCCCAAGTACCTTTTTCTAATAAATAAACCATTGCATTAAGGTTATGAACACCCTGTTTGGTCTCAATTTCTTTACCGATAAAATTCATGATATTGTATAACCTTGAATAGGATAATTATTACTATCATTAAAAATACCTACAAACCAGTTAACAGGCATGTAGGTACTGACAGTAGCACTTGATAAAGCAATGCCTTTTATGCTAACAGCTCCACCAGTAAATAATATTGGACTACCAGATGCACTAATCCCTGCAAATGTAGATCCTGCAAAAACTTCAATTACACTCCATTGAGAACCGTCATAGCCCCATATAGAAATGTTACCTTGATTTTCAGAATTTGTAGATGCATACTTTCCATAATATTCAAATCCTTTTACAGAAAGAAAATCATTGTAATACCATCCTGATTTGCTATTGTTATTGCTAATTAAAAATGAGGAACCATTGACTCGCCCATTATCTCTAGTAATATGCCTTAAGTCTACGTAACTACCATCTGCTGTAGTTCGGGTTAAGTGTGTAGTAGTACCATAAGCATCTGAATAAAACAAAGAAACATTACGTGAGGCATAATTGTATATGTTGCTGCCTTGAGTACTAGGAGCGGGGTCGAGACCAATTTCTGTAGTGCTGATTGTATAAACAGGAACTTGGTAAAGGAGTGTTGATGAAGGAGCATTACCTATAGACCACACTCCTGATTGTTTATCAACACTACTTCTTACTGTGCTTATTAAACCGCCATTAAAAACGTGTCTATCTGACATCAAGTAATCTCCAAAGCACTTACAGTTACGTCAATATCATTGGCTGCAGAAGCAGTTGCTCGTAGCTTTTCTCCATTTTTAAGTACGAGTTTGTTAGCAATAATTTCTAGTGAGGCATCAGCAGGAATTGATACCGTATTTACATATTTTGCAATTTCTGTATCACTGGCGTCTGTAATAGCAATAGTGACATCAGCAGCAGCCGCACCATCTGTATTAGCTAAAAGACAACTTAGTACTACTGCCCTATTTGTTGCTGCAGCATTTGGAGCTTGATATGCGTCAGTAATATTTGTTGTAGACAGTTTGACGCTTGAACGGTTAAAAGTTTCTGGCATTGTTTTAAAAGATAATTAGTAAAGTTTGAATCAACCTAAGGCGATTGCAAGTCCAAGACTTGGTTTGGAGTCTGCTGTTGCTTGCACTGCAGCAATTGCATTTGTAACAGTTGTAGAAAAGTTTGCGTCATCGCCCAAAGCTGCTGCCAGCTCATTAAGAGTATTTAGAGTGCTAGGAGAACTATCTACAAGCAGCGTAAGAGCAGCTTGAACGAAAGCAGTTGATGCAAGTTGAGTTGTATTAGTACCAGAAGCAGCAGTTGGTCCTGCTGGTGTTCCAGTAAATGTAGGATTGTTGAGGGGCGCGGCAGATCCTGCCCCTGCTAAAGCAGAAACACTAACAGTAACGTCGGAGCCACTGTTGTCATAAATGATGCTATCAGCCTTTAATTGTCCGTAAGCCATTATTATATAAGAATAGAAAGAATAGAATTTTGCCCAACAGTAATGTTAGTACCACTTGCAATAGCCACAGTTGGCCCCATCATTGCAGCATTGGTGTCTGCATCAATAGTTTTGGAGATTGTTATAGTTTGCTTTGTTGTAATAAAACCTGAATCAATTGTTGAGAAGCTTAACGTACCACTTAGATCAGATGTTAAAGATTGCCCTACAATCGTTGGTAGACCTGTTGGTAATGTAAGTGAATAACTGGCACTCGCAGAATGAGGTGGAGATTTTAGTACTACTCCATGACTATTATCTGAGCAGTTAAGCGTAATTTGACCAACTTGACCAACTCCATCACCTTTAACTACAGGTGTAACATTAGTCAGATATCTGCCATCTGGATCACTAGCAAGATAATTTTGGAAGACCCATTTAGACGATGTTGAGTTGTATTGAAGGCGTACAGTAAGATCTGACGATCCTACAAAACCTGAAGGTACTGTGCTTACATTAGCATTGCTTTCAACACCTGTTGAATTTATTACTTCAACACGATCTTCGTTGGCAGGGCTGCCAGGTAGGTTAGCTAAATCTGCAATGGGTGCATAAAAAGCTGAGTCCGCAACAGAAGCAGAAGCTGCGTTAGCAACATTGAGAGCAGTAGTAGCATTAGTTGCTGCAGTATTTGCTGTAGATGTAGCTGACGTTGCGCTTGTACTAGCACTGTTAGCCGTAGTCAGTGCTGTATTAGCTTTTGAGATAGCAGTAGTAAAACCGCCACTACCATCTGACTCCCGTGAGTTATTAAGTGCAGTCGTGGCATTAGCGTCAGCTGCGTTTGCTGTAACTACAGAAGCCGCACTATTAGTTAAGGCCGTTCCTGCGGTTGTAACGGCACTCGCCGCATCGGATGCTGCAGACGCCGCAGTAACATTACTTGCATTTGCTGTAACAACAGCGGCTGCACTATTTGTGTTACTTGTAGTTGCTAAAGCATCAGCAGCATTTGCCGTAACTACAGCTGCAGCACTATTTGTTAATGCTGTATCAGCTGTTGTTTTAGCTGTAGTAGCTGTTGTGTTCGCTGTATCAACATTAAAATCAGCTTCCTGTGTGACATAAAGATTCTGAGTAAAATTATTATTGAGATCAGAAGACCTAATAGCAGAACCTGGGTAGAAAGTAGCATTCAGATTATCTGAGTTCGTGTCACGATAAATACGAATAGCTGCACCACTAGTTGGAGCAGCAGTAAAAGTAACTGTTGTAGCGTTAGACAGTGTGTATGCAGTTGTATCTACAGCATCAAGACTTACCTTAATGTCTGTAGTATTTAAATATGGAAATGTAAAGGAATAGGCAGTAGTACTACCATTACCTGTGTATGTATTCTGTGTAGTTGCCATTAGCTAATTGCAAGTTTACTTGTCCTTATTGTTAAAATCTATTTGGAATCCATCAGCAATCTTTCCAGCTTCAATAGACTTGCCTTGTTTTACTAAATGCTTGATTTGGGTATTGGCCTTAATCTTATCCGCAATAGTAGGATTCTTCATATTCATTTGTTGTTCAGCAAGAATCTGCGCTTCTCTTACTATGTTGTTGAGATAATCGTAGACAGGAAGGCCTTCTGTTTTTATAGTTACAAAATCATAGCTTTGGTTTGAAGCACGTAACCTACGCATAGCATCTAACTGATGCTTGATGCGTGGTGACTTCATAAGCTTTTCAACCTCTTTATAAAGGTCCATCCTACCCATATACTTATAAACCTCAGTCCGCTCTTCAGGCGTATAGTCATACTTACCATCAGAAGTTTTACGGAGTAGTTTCATACCATCCCATCCTGTCTCAAGTAACCATTTTCTCCAAGGTTCAATGCCGTCACTAATGGGAACAGGGTTTAAAGCATTAAAGAAACGCAAAACAGGGTTATCAATATCATTAATAGGCTTACCTGTCCAAACATCAATACGTTCTGGAAGCGCCGTATTGAAACCAGGAATATTGTTCTGTACATAACCATAGAAGTCAGCATGAATATCCTTCTGACTGGAAGAAATAGCTTTAGCTAAGACACCAGCAGCTCCTGATAGGGGAATATAAGACCGTCCTTCATTGGCCACAAGGCGTGCAAATGCAGTGCTATCACCACTAAGTAATTTGACAAGTGGTTCTAAACCAGACATGAATGTCTTATTAGTAAAGCCAGCAGCAATTGTCCAAGAAATTTTATGGTGCAAATCTTCGGTCAGTTCAGAACCGAGGTCAGTGGCGTAGTAACCAAGATCACCAATTAAAGTCAGTAAAGTATCAAAAGGTTCTAAGCCTGAATAAGAAACCCACTTACCACCAATATTAATTTCCTTAGGCTTCCAGCCATAGTTATCTCTCATAGCACGACGTTCTGCTGCATTAACAGGACCATTGCCACGGATGTTACCACCTACCGCATAACCCAGTAAGCCAGCAGTAAGCATCGTTCCAAAAGCAATACGGCCTTTATATTCAGCCTTCAAGCTTCGGTAGATGTTCATCGCATTAGGGTCAGTCTGCTTAACACCATGCTCAAGTAGAGCCTCAAAGATCTTATCTTGATCATTACCAGCTGTAAGAATTTTAGAATACCTACTACTAGGACCAAGTCTTGCAAGTGGTGTATACGACAAACCTAGTCTCATCGCATTAATACCAGTACGTGGAAACATAAATAATGCTTTCAAGCCTGGATAACTAGCGGTAAAACTATTAATGTCGTCAGTAAGCTTAGTGTCTAAATTAAGTGCTATTTCAGAACTACTATGCTTAACAGCATCATCTGTGATAAGACCATTCTTATCAAACATTGAATCGTAAAGCTTACGTTCTGCTGCAACTAGCGCACGCTTTGAAGGAACCTTACCAGTAGCTTCAAACACTTCATCGTAAGCTCTCATACGTGCTGCTTGTGTAGCAAGCGTAGAGGTAACGTATTGGTCAGAGGCAATCATGGCATTAGTGCCATAACGCATAAATGCCCATTCAGATATATGCTTGTTTGCCTTAGCCCAGCCATGAAGCATTAGCTTCCCAGCATCACCAATAGTGCCACTCTTTGACCATTCAGTATCAGCAATACTTTGGAGTAACTCCCATTGCTGTTCATCTCTGATAACTACTCTATCTTTACGTGCCATATCCATGAATGCTTGAGGATCAGCATTGGCCTTCTTCCAGCCTTCCCATGCATGTCCTAAAGCACGAGCATTAGTCTCCATATAAGAGCCATAACCATACCAAGCACGTTTAAAGTTTTTGAAATCACCGCCGACAATACCTTCAATACCATGCCCCATCATTGCCGTAATAGGCTTGACCATAAGACTGGTAGTGTTACCAGCAATAGCCCTGAGTGCAGAGATACCAGAAAGAACATTGTTATAACGCACTGCCCATAGACCTTGTGCAAGCATATTCATGCCATTACCGTCTGGGCTAACTAGATAACCTTTAAGTTTGACTTGATTACTAGCCCATTCAAGCATAGCTTTTTGAGAAGTAATGTCTCCTTTACTCATGGAGAATGCAGACATTAAAGGCTCGATAGCATTAGGGTTAACCTCGTATAGCCTATCAATCTCTGTCCTGAGATCCTTAGACTTTTTAACCATCTCAGCACGTTTCTCATCAAAATTTTTCCTGATATATTGAATGACTTCATCAGGATTATCCTTATAGGCTTTGCTAGTAAAGATCTTTTTGTTGTTAAGAGACCAGCCAGCAATATATTTACTGAGGCCATACTCTTGCATGACAAGTTCCATGCGATCAAGAACCATAGTTCTTATACGATTGGGATTAGCAACCTCCTTAAACCGAATAGCAGCATCCGCAATATCACTGATCTCACCTGCAGTTGAGTTAAGAACTCTCGTTGAGGTAAGCCTTACTCCATTACCAAGATAGATTTTGGCAAGGTCACGTAATGCTAAGGCCGCAGCTCTAGTAGAACTCTCATTTAAGTATGAGACTTGTAAGTCACCAATAACACTTGCATTTTCATACAATGCCTTCTTTAGAGCAACATCATCATCAATTTCTAGGATACGTGAATACTGCCTTTCAGTAAGTTGATCCATAACAGGTTTAGGAATTTCAACTCCTTGTTTGGCAAGTGCCCATTGACCAGAAGCTTCAACATCACTTTGAACATCTAAAATAACTTCACGTGCATCAGTACTACCATCAGCCATTTTTGCTAATTGTGGTGAAGTAACTGGACTAGCTGCAGAACCCTTAGACATTCCTAAATCGATAGCTGCACTATCAGCCATATTCTTAGCAGCTGCAGCTGGTGGGACACTGAATGTTGCCCTATCAGCTTCTGTCGAAAGTTTTGGCGTAATGAATGGATCATATCCAACACTTTCAGGATCAGCTTCTAGCTTCCTAATAGCAATTTCATCCTGTTGCCATTCACGAAGTGAGGCCTGAGTTCTGGTATGTACTTCAATACCTTCATCACCTGGCATAGCACTAGGTGCTTCTAGTTCTTTAGCAGCTTTATAGTTAGCAGCTGTCTCATCAGCTGGTTTAAACCAACTCATAAAGTCAGGTACACGTCCTCCTTTGAGGATTTTGGCTAGGTTGATTCCATAACCAAGTACGTCACCGACAACACTTAAACCAACAGCTTCATACGTATTCTTATGTTTACGTACTTCAGGACTGTCAGCATCTAGTGTTTGCCAGTTTTCAGGTATGTTTAACCAAGGTGCTGTGTCGTCTAACATCCTCATAAGGTTGTCACCTTCATCAGTAGTATCACTGACGTAAGTAACAGCACCATCAATAGCACCAGTAGCACCAATAGCAGCCAAACCTTTCATAAGGGTTGGTAGCTTGCTAATGCCTTGAATACCTCTTACAGCAGCACCAGCACCAACCATGGTAGGTAAGACAAGTCCGAAGATATCTCTTACTTTCTGAATGCCAGGGTTCTTATATTTAGTAGCTTCATCCCAAGCATTGTCAATTGACTCACCGCCAGGAATCATACCTACTACATCAAGGCCTAGATCTAATACACCCATTACAGGCGCTGCTACTGACTCGACAATATTGGATTGAATTGTTGATTCATCAGGAGCATTATCTCTTAGTTCTTTAGCCTCTTCAAAGTTTTGATCTTCCTCAGCCTGAGCTACATCTGCATCAAATAATGGACTTGGAACATCAGCCGGAGGAGGCATCTTACTCAGAGCATCGTTTTCATTCTCCTCTTGTAGGATCCGCTCTTGTTCAGGAGTAAGTTCTTTATTGTTAGTTTCTTCCATTAG